TTGGTCGATAGACGGAGATACATAGTTGTCTCTGTCAGTGTGGGCTTATACACCTTATGGCGTATACAGAAGCTTGGATTAACATCATCATTGTACACAATGTTGAAGTCAAAACTCATTGATCTGTTATCTACAAACTACAGCTTTGATTACATCCGAGACTGCTTTCGTAGCGTTAATCTTGCTACACGTCCCACACTTAAGCCCGGCCATAGCCATGGAAACGCTGCAGGATACCGCATGATGGCCAATAACGCCATCACTTCACTCCTCCAACATTGTGGACTGAAGAATTATGTTGTATCCCCTGGACAACGGGATTTCCAACAACACATGATAGGTGACCGTGTTTACTATCTTGCGAAGGACCTTCAATATCCGGCGACAATCAACGAAATTCCTAAAGGGGATTTCGCAATCCGTATGATTGATGTTGATTATTACGTCGACATGCCAAAATTGTTGCGTGAGAAACGACCCGTAATGATGTACACTTTCGCTCCCATGGAGCCAGCAGGTAGTGTTCCTGATGGTGTCTATACATGTTCTGATGATAAAGTCAGAGTTAAGATCAATGGAGGAGCTGAATATGAGCATCAATTATGGGACTATGACCATGATCATCTCACCATCCCTGGATTCTTTAAAGACACAGTTTATCTGTGTGAACATCGTAGCATCCAAGGTGACGAACAACATAAAATCGTTGTTTTAGTCCCCGTGCGAAGCTACTGGAATCTATTTGGCCTGTTGCGTTTGCCTGGACCCACCCTTGAACGTAGAAAATTCAGTCGTGGGCCCTACAATAAAATGTCATTCATACGACGCGAGGGAAACCAATATGAAAGTTTCCTGAGCTTCTCACCTGCAAACATCGTATCAGTTTGCACGTTGCCTGAGCAGCTGGTTTATAATATCTACCAGCGTGTCAAGAGATCAAAAGATTCGATCCTTGCCTCTGTTGAAGGTTCTCTGCGTACCTATTACGGTGGAAACACCGTGAACTTCAAATGGCCGCAGTGGAAACAGAACGGCGATCCAGCCACCTGTGCGACCATTTTGGTTGACATCATTGAAAACTATCCAGAAATCTTGGATTTAAACGTCAACAAACAAACGTTGACAGCTTTGTCAGCCGCGCATTATACAGTACCATCTGACCAGCACACACTGGATGTCGGAAAGGAGACATTCAGAGCTCTCGTCTCAATTGACCAGTCATACTTCCCTGGTGCAGTAGGGCCAACATCCTGCATCAGTAACGACGTAGCCTGTGTCACAGAGCGTATTGTGAAGGTCAAGAATAATGTGAAAGAAGTTCCCCAAAGGTACTACGGTTATGCTACAGACTTCATGGAGATGTTGATCACTGAAGAAAATCATCACGTTGGTCACCCAGTCGACATTGACGAGGTGTATAACCGACAAAACCGACCAAGTCAAAAACGTATCTTGGATCGTGTGGTCAACTTCTTGTATGACGACAAACCAAAAACCGTCTCTTCTTTCCAAAAACGCGAGATTTATGGCAAATACACCGCCCCTCGCAACATCTCCACTATTGAGGGCAGAAGAAAAGTGCGCTATAGCCAATTCACCTATGCTATAGGTCCTCAATTTTACAAGCACGACTTCTATGCGTTTGCAAAAACACCACAAGAGCTCGAGTTACGCATGGAGGCCTTCTTACAGAAAGCTAAGTTTGTCTTGCCGACAGACTTCTCAAAGTTTGATGGCACCCATAGCGAGTGGCTCGCCAAAATGGAAGTCCAATGCGCTAAACGATACTTCGCACAAGAATATCACGCCGAACTGACTGAATTGATGATGTCAGAGTATAATTGCAAAGGTTTCACACGCTTTGGCCACCCCTACGACACCTGGTGGTCAAGACTATCTGGCTCACCCGGCACGTCGATATGGAACACTTTTGACAGTGCACTTGTTGCATTCATCACATTTCGTGAATGCGGAGCAACTAAGGAGGAAGCCTATCAGAACCTTGGCATCTACGGCGGAGATGATGGAGTATCGTCTAACGTGTCCGCACAAACCTATGAGAACGTTTGTGAAAAGATTGGATTGAAAATCAAGTTGCAAGTCGTCAAACCAGATGAACCTGTCCCCTTCCTGGGCCGTGAGTTTTGTGGCTCATGGTCCACTCCTGGAGGAATTTGGTCAATGGCTGACATTAAACGACAAGCAATGAAATTACATCTTACTGTGTCGAGCGATGACGTACCTGACTGGGTCGTGTTGCTGAGAAAAGCGACTGGATTCAGTTTGACAGATTCGGAAACCCCCCTCATCGGAGCATGGTCCAAAGCAGTCATGAGATATTGTGACGCACATGGTGTCAGGCTAGGGGGTTATGAATCTGAGAAGCTATTTGAACGCTTTCCCGCCGACAAACAATTTCGATCCTGTCCCGATGGACTTAAATACTTCCACGCTGATCAGAATACTGGACTCTTCGCCGAGACCATCATCGCAGAAGAGCAGCGACTCGAACTCCTCGGAGATGACTTCGAGATCGCCGATCTTTTCAAGAGATTGGCGAACGCAGAACCACCAAAACCCGATCTCCCCGTTGTCGCAGGAGCTTTCCTCATTGAACCTGAACCAAAACAACCCGCTCCCGAAGCCGTGGCAAACCCGCCCGACCAAGGAGTCGTTCGTGGAGGCAATGTGGAACCTGAAAAAGGTGGAGAAAAAGTTGTGGATGTACTCAAACCAAACGCTAGAGTACCTGGAGAAAAAGATCAAAGACCAGCAAAGGGAAAGAAGCAAAAGGCTGGAAAAGGCAAGCGAGGCGGCAAAAGAGGCAGCAGTAACCCTGATGGGCCAAATGCCAAGCCGCCCAAAGTTCCTGTTCCGGCCCCAAGAGCTGTTGGAGTCATGCAACCTGGTGTCGCTGAAGATCCCAAGCACGCCAGTGGAGGAAAGGAAGAACTTTCCTTAAAACCTGAGGTCTAAGCTGTG